GCTGCCGAAGGTCTGGCAGAAGCCAACGCCTTCATCGGTGGTAAGAACGCTCTGTTGGCACACACACCTCGTGCATCCGGTCTGATGACCCCTGCCGCTGGTCTGACATTCGCATGGAACTCAGTTCCCGGCGTAAACAACCTCGGTGTTACCGTTGAGTCCTTCTCTGACGATGCTCTGAAGCGTCAACAGGTTGCAGAACACATCCAAGTTAAAATGGCTTATGACATGAAAGTCACAGGCGCTGACTTGGGTTACTTCTTCTCAGCTGTAATCGCCTAAGCGACAATACTAAAGGTGTACCCTGAGCTTAACGGCTTGGGGTACAACCCAATATATAACAGAACATAACAGTATTCATATAATGGAGAGTCCTATGCACCCCACATACTTGGGTTGGCAGGTCGATTGGCCTGTGTTTATCAAGATGCCACTACTGGCAGATAATACGAATTGGAAACGTGGAGATCACTTTAACTGGGCAGAGCGAGGGATAGACCAAGACAAGGTTGCTACCCTGTACGCCTCTGGTTACATTCACCACAATAAAGACCTAGAGGTTCAGACTAAAGTTGGAGATCGACTGTCTGAACTAGCGGGTAAAGAACTAGAGACCTTGGTTAACCTCCTTAATGTTGAGGTAAACAAGCGAACATCCAGCAAATCTGAGTTTGAATCTAAGAAGTGTAAGAAGTCCAAGATTGACGACAAACAACGTGGTTTAATTCGTCGCTTCCTTAATGTTAATCGCTGGATTACAGAGGACTTCTACGAAATACGAGATAAGGTTCTCGCAGACTAATAACAACGGAGACGACTTACATGGCATGGTCTTACGATCCTACAGACTTGGACACTACCACGGCCTCTGGTCGTCTCAACACAGTACGCCTTCTGATTGGAGATACTGACACAGTTGACCAACAGGTACAGAACGAAGAGATTACATTTGCTTTATCTGAGAATGGTAACAATGTATATTACTCTGGTGCTTGGGTCGCTCGTGTTATCTCAGCTAAATACTCCCGACAAGTAACGACACAACTAAGTGGTGCTTTGAGTGCTGACTATTCCGACTTAGCCAGACAGTATAAAGCACTAGCAGATGACCTAGAGTACCAAGGTAAGACCGCAGGTGCTTCGGTGGGTGTCCTAGCTGGTGGTATCACTAAGAGTGGTATAGAAGCTGTACGAGCCAATACTAACCGTATCGAAGGCTCTTTCCGTAGAGATCGTTTTAAGAACCCACCAAGCTATCAAACACCTGAATACGAATAAGGAGTAAGATATGTCATTCCGCTCCTTTGACTTGCTAAACCTAGTTAGAGACTTTGGGGAAACCCTTACTCTACGCAAGGTTACTACAGCAGGAACGTATAACCCCGCTACAGGTACAGTAGACAGTTCTGTCACCACTGACTATAGCGTTCAAGGATACCTCTACAATTATAACGTAGGTGTCATAGGTGGTAACGATGAGGTTGTTAGAGGTAGTCGTAAGTGTATTATCTCAGCCTTAGACTTAGCTGCCATCCCTGACTTTGATGACCTTATTGTTGGCAGTGGTGATACAGTTAAGATCATCTCTGTTATGTCGTTATTTTCCGCTGGTACTGCTATAGGTTACATCTGTGACGTAGAGGAGTAGGGACATGAAGGCACAAAATCAGTTTGTCAAAGTTAACGCTTCTTTCTACAAGAAGATGGAGTACCTAGAAGACATTGTTGAGGATGCAGTCAAGGAAGAATTGATCTCTATAGCTCAAAGTGCCGTTAGCTTCTCCCCTGTTGATACTGGTGCGTATGTAACATCCTTCTCTTTTACTACTGGGGCTGGTCGCCCAAGAGGTAAATCTTCTGACAATAAGCCTAAGAAGCAGAACCCACAACAGAAGATGCAAGAGGGCTTTCAGAACCTCCTCACAGACATCAACAAAATTGACCTAAAGAATACCGCAAGCGTCCAACTCAGGAATGGCTCACCTCACGCATATGACGTAGAGAATAAGGGGCCAACTTGGAGAAGGTCTGGGTATAAAGTTTTTGCAAAGATAAGGGATATCTATGGCTAGTATTCAAAATGATATTCGGGCTGCACTAGAGAGCCACTTATCCACAACATCAGGTCTCCCATCTATAGCTTACGAGAACGTAGCCTTTGAGCCTACAACAGGTACTAGCTTCCTTAAGGTGCAATACCTCCCGACAGTCACTAGACCCGCTGTAAGGGGCTTAAATCCACAGTTGAGATACCAAGGTGTATTCTCTGTAACAGTCTTCGCCCCCGAAGGTCAAGGCCCAGCTACCGCAGACGACTACGCTAACAAAGTGATAGACGCCTTCGCAGCAACCACTGACATCTCGTTTACGAATGGTGATGCAGAAACAATCATAGTGTCTATTGATTACGCTGAACGTCAGCAAGGTATGATAGACAGTCCTTGGTACTTTGTTCCGATCAACATCGGCTGGTACATTTATAAATAACTTCCCACAGGAGAAATCAATATGGCCTTTGCACAGGGTTCACGCTCCAGCCTGTCGTTCATCACCGAAGCAACTTTTGGTACGACACCCGCTGGCAACTTTACTAACCTCCCGTTTACCACACACTCTTTAAACCTAACTAAAGATCGTGTAGCTGGTAATGACATTCAAGCTGACCGTATGACCCGTGTTGACCGCCAAGGCAACCGTCAAGTAGGTGGCGACATTGTTGTTGACCTCCGTGATGGTGACTACGACTCATTCCTAGAAGCAGCTATGCTTAACACTTGGGCAACTAACGTACTTAAAGTTGGTGTTACGCCCAAGTTCTTCTCAGTAGAAGATTACGCCGCTGACATTGACCAAGCTCGTTTGTTTACGGGTCTTACAGTTTCCACTATGGGTATCTCACTTGCTCCTAACCAGATGGTTCTTACAACCTTCGGCATGGTTGGTAAAGACATGACCATGAGTGCCACTGAGAAGACACAGGATGCTGCCTCTGGCGCTGCACCTTTTGATGCCTACTCAGGTGATCTTGCTATCGGTAACGTGGGCGGTTCTTCTGCTGTAGCTATCGTAACTGGCCTAGACTTTACCCTCAATAACTCATACGCACCTACCTTCGTCATTGGTGACGATAGCGCACCTTCCCTTGAGTATGGTCGTGCAGAAGTTGAAGGCACACTGACAGCTTACTTTGAGGATGCTTCTCTCATCAACCGTTTCCTTAACGAGACTGAAACTGAGATTGAAGTATCTGTAAATGACCCCACTGGCGCTAACGCATACACATTCCAATTCCCACGGGTTAAGATTAACTCTGCGGATGTTGGTGTCGATGGCCCAACCAGCCGTATGATCTCTATGTCTTTCGTAGCCCTCTACGATACGACAGAAGGTACTAACCTTAAGATCACACGTCCTGCATAAGAATACCTAGCTAGGTAGTGGAGGCTCCTGAGTCGGGTCGGGGGTCTCCACATTAATCAACCCGACATTAACCCCCCGAAGGAAACCGACATGGACTTAAAAGACCTGACACCGAATTTAGATGATATTGTTGTTGATCTCAAGCATCCAGCAACAGGTGATGTACTAAAGAATGAAGATGGCACGAATATGACAATTACTATTCTTGCGCCCCATTCTAAAGAGTATAAGAAAGCACAGCACGAACAAATCAGCAAGCGGCTTAAGAAAGCTCAAAAGAGTAAGTCTCAAGATGTTGACTACTCAGATATTGAGGAAGCTACGCTGGAGGTTCTAGCTAAGACGACTAAGGCTTGGGACATTACATACGGCGGAGAGAAACCCAAGCTCACCGTTGCTAAAGCCAAAGACCTATACGAAGAAGTCTTCTGGATTAAGAACCAGCTTGAGGAGGTAGTAACTGACTCTCTGGATTTTACGAAGGTCTGATCTGTGAGCTAGTTGAGTGGGCTGAACACCAGTTTAAACTCAATAGGCCAGATCAGAATGGCACTACAGAACGAGAACATCTTGAACAAGTAGAAAGGCAGACTGGACGTAGAGTAGAAGCATTGGAACCCCCGACACCCTTCCCCATGCTAATATCCCACGTTTGGTCTGCCTTTATTGCTTTAAGCTCTAGCAGAGGGTCAGGCTTTAGTGGCCCAGCGCCTATTACCTTTGAGCAGATTAAAGCATGGAAAGAGCTTACAGAAACATCTATTGAGCCTTGGGAGATTGAGGCCATCAAGAGAATAGACCTAGAATACTTAAGGGTGGCAAATGGCTGATATTAAGATCATAGTAGATTCCTCTGACGTTGCTACCGCAACAAATAGGGTCGATCAGTTAGGTTCGTCTGGCACAGTAGCACAAAAGGGTATTGACAAAGCCGCAAGAGGTATGAATCAGTTTGGCGCTGTTGCTAAGAATGGCGGTAAAAAGCTAAACACCTTCAATATGCAAATCCAACAGGGTGGCTATCAGCTACAGGATTTCGTGGTTCAGTTACAGAGTGGCACGAGTTTCTTTACGGCCTTTGGTCAGCAGGGTTCTCAGTTCGCCGGAGTCTTTGGCCCTCAAGGCGCTGTCATTGGTGCTGTTATTGCTATAGGCGCTGCTGTAGGTGGTATGGCTTACAAGATGCTCACTGCTGGTGAGGACGTAAGGCAATTTCAAGAGATACTTGAAGATACTACCGACATCTTAAACAAGTTAACAAAAGCCACAGAAGCAGCCGCAATGTCTAATGAGGAGCTTGAGAAGAGCTTTGGCAATGCGTCAACAGAAATCAAAAGCACCCTTGCTCTGCTAAGGGAAATAGCTAAGAACGAAGCACAAAGAGCTATAGATGACTTAGCCGCCTCTCTTACTAAACTGTATGAGGTCAGCGGGGATGGCGAGAGAAGGGGTGGAATAGCTGCCTTCTTTGACGTTAATATTATGATGGCCTTTACTAGGGCTGGAAAAGCTGCCGTTAAAGAAGCGAGACTACTAACTGGTGAATTTTTAAATGCACAAGACGCTCTTGCGGCTTCTGAGGGTAACTTAGAGGGACAGATAGCCGCTACACAAAGATTGCTTAATGCTACTAAGACCTTATCTGATCTTGATGGGGAACGCAGTGAGGAAGAAGATAAACTAATAAAACAGATCAGTCAGAGCTTGCTTAAAATGCAAGAGACTCAGACTGTGAAGAAAAACATCCTTTCAACCCATCAAGATATACTAGGGACAGAAAAGGGTCTAGCCCTAGAGGTAGAGGCTCTTAATAAGTTATTCGAAGACAGACTTGGAACCATAGACGACACCGCAAATCTTTATGAGGACATATTAGGCTCCTCAAAAGGTCTAGCTCAATCGGAAGCAGCGTTAAACAAAATCTTTGGGGACAGGCTTGGTACTATTGATGATACCGCCAACCTATATAAAGATATACTAGGTTCTTCCACAGGACTTTCTCAAGCAGAAACGGCCTTAAATAAGTTATTTGAAGACAGACTTGGAACTATAGACGACACTGCAAATAATTATGAGGACATCTTAGGCTCATCTGAAGGGCTGCTTGATGCAGAAAGTGCGCTTAATAAGCTGTTCGAAGATAGCCGTGGAACCATTGATGATACTGCAAATCTTTATGAGGATATGTTAGGCTCCGCCGAAGGTCTATTGGCAGCAGAACAAGCCTTAAATGAAATCTACAGTAAAAGGCCCACTCAGATAGAGAGGCTTGCTGGTCTTTCCGATGAGAAATACCAACAGGTGCTGTACGCTCAGGCATATGCACAGTCTAGGATGGCTGCACCTAAGACCCCGATAAAAGCCAAGAAAGAACCCGCTGTCAAAGAATCAGACCTAAGTAAACTACAGAAACAACTTGACCTAGAGGACGCACTCCTTGGTAAGACTGAAGCTAGACAAAGGGTCATGCAAGCCCTTGGTGTTACCTTCGTAGAAGACAATCCTAATATTGTCGCTGGACTTGAGGAACAGATTAACAAGAACTTAGAGTTAGCCCGTGTGGAACAAGAGCGTATAGACCTTGCGAACACCATAGGTTCAGCTATGGAAGACAGTTTAATGTCTATGGTTGATGGAACTAAGTCAGTTAAAGATGCCTTCCGTGATATGGCTAGAGACATAATAGCTCATCTCTACAAAGTTATGGTCGTACAGCAAATGGTCAATGCTTTGGGTGGCTTTATGTCAGGCTCTAGTAATGCCACTATCGCCAAAATCGGTGGCGAACTAGAGAGCCTTGATGGTGGTGGTTACACAGGTAATGGCCCACGATCAGGTGGCTTAGATGGCAAGGGTGGCTTTATGGCTATGCTTCACCCAAGAGAGACTGTCATTGATCACACTAAAGGTCAAAGTGGAGGTCAGGTCGTTGTAAATCAAGTTATCAACGTAACTACTGGTGTCCAGCAAACTGTTCGTGCTGAGATTATGGGCTTAATGCCTCAAATTCAAGAAGCTAGTAAAGCGGCGGTTTTAGATGCTAAACGCCGTGGTGGTTCATTTGCGGGAGCATTTTAATGGCTATTAGTTACCCAAGAGACTTGCCAACGGTTACTGGAATTTCAAGTATTACACTTCGTGCTGTCAATCAAACAGCTATGACGAGTTCTCCATTTACCTATAAGCAACAAATCCACAACCACTCAGGTCAGCGTTGGGAAGCTGAAGTACAACTCCCAGCAATGAGAGACGATACAGCAGAAGAGTGGACTGCTTGGTTGTTGAGCCTTAACGGACGTGCTGGCACATTCTTGATGGGTGATCCCAACAGGGCAACTCCCAGAGGATCAGCGTCTACAACGCCCGGCTCTCCTGTTATTAACGGAGAAAGTCAAACGGGTTCTTCTATTGCTATTGATGGGCTACCTGCAAGTGCTACAGGTTACTTGAAGGCTGGTGATTATGTTCAGTTTGGATCAGCCTCGACAGCAACCCTTCACAAGGTTCTTACGCAAATAGACACAAATTCATCTGGTCAAGCCACTCTTGATATTTGGCCGAATGTTGTAAGTGCTTCGGCGGATGGGTCAACGGTTGTCGTCACCAATGCGAGGGGGCGCTGGCGTTTAAATTCAGGTCAACAGGACTGGTCTATAGATAATTCATCCTTTTACGGCATTACTTTTGCAGCGGTTCAGGTGATCCCATGAGCCGTGATTTATCGAAAATACAAAACGTCATTGAGCTTGATGAGATATTTCCCTTTTTCGCTGTTGACCTAGAGTTTGGCAATGAGGTTCTTGACTTCGGGGGAACAATAATACCATCAAGAAACTTATACTTCTGGACAGGTCTTGGGGAGATAAACCACGGCGGCAATGTTTATACTGGTGCTGGGCAATTCCTAACAGTCTCTAATGTCACTGAAACAGCCGATTTAAGAGCCGCTGGTGCAACCATAAGCCTTTCTGGACTGCCTAGCGAGATTGTAGCTTTGGCGCTTCAACAGCCTTATCAGGGGCGTATATGCCGTATCAAATTTGGGATGCTAAACGCAAACAAAAACAAGACCATCACGGAAGATGGCATTGGTATCACTTTAGAAGACACCAGTGATGTTGATAACACTGCGGGTGATCCAGAGGTCATGATTGATCTTTTTGTTGGATACATGGATGAAATGAATATCCAAGAAAACCCTGAGTCATCAACAATATCCCTTTCTGTTGAGAACAAGCTAATTGACCTTCAGCGGGCCAAAACCACACGCTACACCTCTGAGTTCCAGAAGAAGAAATATCGTGACGCATTTCCATCGAGGTCAAATGAAGACAAAGCGTTTGACTTTATCAATGACTTGCAGGGCAAACCTTTAAATTGGGGGAAAACCTGATGCTCCAAGGTTGGGATATTCGCCTTGCAACTTGGATAGATTCAGTGCGTGATCAACCTTTTCGCTGGGGGCCGCATGACTGCATAACCTTTGCAAACAACGCAGCCATAGCAATGCGAGGTTTTGGATTTGCCGATGAGTTCATTGAAGGTTACTCAACAAAAAAGGGCGCAATGGTCAGGTACAGACGCTTTCTGAAAAAAAGTGGTTACAATGACTTGACTGACGGATTGGACGACAGGCTAACGCGATTAAACACAAATTACGCCCCTAGAGGTTCGATAGTCGCACTTCCGCAAGAAGGTGTTTTGCCTTTCGCTTTTGGGGTTCAGATTGGAAAGTATTGTGCTTTTGTCGGAGACAAGGGTTTGGTACTATTGTATCCAGAGCCAAACTTTTTATACTGGGGTTTAAAATGAGCTTGAGCGGCCTTTACAGAAGCACATCATTCTTGAGCCAAGGCCCAATGGGGCCGCAGTCCTATATGAAGGACATACCTCAGGACCCTGTTACTCTTGTTGTCGCCGCAGTGTCCACCGCGTCCAGTGTTGTGGCCGCTGCTGCTGCTGGTAGTGCTTTTGCTTTCGGTGTATGGACTGGCGCTCAAGCAGTATTTGCTTCTTTTGCTTTCAACGCAGCCCTCGGATATGCTTTAAACTCTCTTGCGCCGAAACCTAGCCTCGGTAATGCTTCGGGTGGATATGGTGTAAATGTAAACGCTCTTTCGTCAAACGCTCCGACTCAAGTGGTATATGGTCGAACTAGAGTTGGTGGCGTTGTTTTTATGCAAAATGTGACGGGGACTCTACTTTCTCAGATGGTAGCCTTTGCAGACCATGAGATCGACGCCTTTGAAGAGGTTTATTTTAATGACGAAAGGGTATCTTCAAAGAGTGTTTTGCTTGGTTCTTTCAGAGTTGCTGAGGTAACAAATGAGGAGGGTTTATCTCGCTTTCCCGGGGCTATCTACTACAATGAAAGGTTTGGCACTTTAGACCAAGAATATGTCAACCTATCTTTGTTATCCTTAACTAAGTCGGATTGGGATAATGACCATGTTGCTGCTGGTGTGGCGTACTTGGCTCCTAGATATTATTATGACAGAGACTATTTCCCTAACGGGGTGCCAGTGATTTCATCACTAATCAGGGGCAAGAAGGTATATGACCCAAGAACAGGTGAGGCGGCATTTACAGACACCAGTGGCGTTGAGATAGGCAGAAACCCAGCCCTGATCCTCAGAGATTATTTAATCTATTCCGGGATTGCAGAAGCATCGGAAATTGACGACGATGCCTTTAAGGCGGCGGCAAACATTTGCGATGAGGATGTTGCGCTGGACGCTGGCGGCACTGAGAAGCGTTATCGTTGTGATGGAGCTTTTACCACTGAGGAAAACCCGCAAGACATCATCAAATCCATTATTTCCACTATGGGTGGCATGGTTTGGTACTCTGCGGGCAAATGGTCTTGCAAGGCAGCGGCTTATACGACCCCAGTGCTTACTCTTGACGAGGACGATTTGCGCTCTGGCATTCAAATTAGCACTCGCAGAAGCCGCCGCGAGGGATTCAATAAGGTCGTCGGTCAGTTTAGAGGCGATGAAACAAGCTGGCAGGTCACTAACTTTCCTGAAGTTAAGTCGGACGCATTTGTTATTATTGATGGCGGTGAGGAAAGCACTCTTGAGCTAGACCTCCCGTTTGTTTCAACATCAACTCAAGCGCAACGGATTGCCAAGATAGCTCTGTACAGAAACCGTGAGCAATTAAAGATCAGCGGTTCGTTTGGAATGAGAGCCTTACAGCTTTCAGTTGGTGATATTGTTAAAATAACGAACAGTCGGCTTGGCTTCGTTGAGAAGCAGTTTGAAATAGTTGAGTGGACTTTTGGGTTGAACCCCGAAATGGCACTTGAGGTATCAATGACGTTGCAGGAAATCAGCGCAGCGATATTTGATTGGGATGCAGAAGAGCGAACATTTGAGAGTAATAATACTACGCTTTCAAATCCCTTTGATGTTCCTGAAGTTGGGATTACTATAACCAACGAAAGCAGAGTTATAAACCAGCACTTAACCAACTTGATCGCCGTTGATGTTTCCTCGCATAGGCCCGATGAAATTGAGAGCGTTGAGGTTGAATATTTAAAGTACAACAACCAGACGGTGAAATATACTGACCTAGATACCAGTCTATCAAACGGTCAAATAGCCACTGTGGATGGAACTTGGGGCGTATCCCAAGGTGGTAGTTTACTTACTCAAGTTGATGAGAACACGACTAGGTTTTACGTTGGTTGGTTGTCAGGTGGCCCTACAGAGGCGTTTTTAGACGAGATTCGTGGGACATCATCGAATGGCAACGTCAGCTTCTTAGCTAATCAGCAAGGCAATTATGATGAGTTCACGTTTTACTCTAGTCAATCAGGAAAGAGCGGGTCAGCTAAGTTTGATGTTCTAGCAATTCAGAAGCAGCAAACGGCGGCTAATGGTGGATTTTATCTTATTACAGTTGATAATGTCTTTTCCGTTGGAACTTTAACAGGTTTAAGCACATCTGATAATGTAAATGTTTTCTTTGCTTGGGAGTTTCTGCGAACTGGTACTGAAGCTGGTTACATATCATTAGGAAGTGGTGATCTGGGAAGATACGAAATAATTGACGCATCTGTCCAGAATGTAGACAATTCTACTTTTTCCAGATATTCTGTAAGGGCAAGAGCAACAAACTCATTAGGTGTCAGGGGTGCTTACACTGAGGTTGGTCGCGCTTCATCGCATGACACAACTGGACCAACAGAGGTTTCTAACATTGAGAAAAGTTTTTCTGATGGTTCATTGCATTTAAATTGGGAGCCATCAGCCAGCGGAGATTTGAGCCACTACAAAATCCACAGGAATTATGAAACTTCTGGTGCATCGTTCACTGACTTCCATACTCAGCCAGTTGTTGCACGAGTAGCTAGACCATCAAGCGATGTAATATTGGCACCTCAAGTTGGGACGTTCTTCATAGAGCCATATGACAAGGCTGGTAATGCTGGAACAGTAGCATCTATTTCGGTTACCTCAAACGATCTTGACGCTAGGACAATCTCAGCAAGTTATACGGCTTCAGGTACAACTTATGACTTTGCTACAGCAAATGGCCCTCTTTCAAATGTATCAATTTGGACTTCAGGAGCGACAGGAGGTAAAGAAGCTATTCTAACAGACTACTCTTCAGCACCATCTGAGGGTAGCATAGAAAGTGACGGTGAGAACAATGTCGGATCAAACAAAGCTGTAAGATTAAGTGTGACTGAGCTAGAAGTTCAAAGGCACTCAGCAGATTCAACGGCTCACTTTGGCGGCTCTGGTTATTCAGACCACTCTGGCAACTGGTTTCCTAATTTTGACAGTCTCCCAAAGAATATTGATGCTTGGCCCAAAGATTACAACTTTGACAGTTTTGCTTTAGAAGATGCAAACTTTAAAGATGTATTTGTTGAGGTTTATGCTGCGACTAGAAAAGATGGGTCTTCCACTTGGCTTGACTGGACTAAACTACCCTGCACCCTTGAGGGTCGTTACTTTAAATACAAATATGTGCTAAAGAGTGCATCAGATAACATTTCCCCAGTTTTCCAGAAAGCTGTTGTCACCTTGGAGTATAACTAATGGCTACACATGACTATGTAATTGACAATGCAACGGCTCCAGCGGTCAGGGCAGATATAAATAGCGCACTGCAAGCTATTGTAAGCAACAACTCAGACACATCAGCACCTTCAACAACCTACTCTAATATGTTCTGGTATGAAACAGATACAAATTGGTTCTACATGCGAAACGAAGATGATGACGCATGGATCAAGCTATTTAAACTAAACCAAAGTTCAGACTTAATCCAAAACATTGCTGACAGCTTGGTCGTTGACATCAGCACTGGGGCCAGTATCGGCACTTTAGGCGTTCAAATTTCAAGTAGTTGGACAGGTGGAACAGTAACCACTGAAACTTTGGTTTCTCCAGCAAAGGTTAAGGCTGCTGTTGATGCCTATGCGCCCATCGCTGGTTCTGCTAGATCGTTTGTTAGTGCAGAGCAAACGCTAACCGCTGGCAATTTATCAACATTGGCACACAGTTTAGGTGCGGTCCCAAAGCTGATTGATGCAAGGTTCATCTGCAAAACTGCATTTGATATGTTTTCTGTGGGTGATGAACTACAGAATTTTATATACATTAACGGTAGTGATGAAGGTGGGGTTGTCGTCTGGGCTGACGCTACAAACATCTATTGCCGACAGAATAGTGATAACTCCATTGCTTACTACAGCGGTGCTGGATCACTTGCTAGAACAACGACATCCCAGACAGCAAATTTTAAATTGCTTGTGAGAGCTTGGGTATAGGGAAATAAAATGGCTGATAAGAAAATATCCGAATTAGATGCGCTGACAGGTGCTAATACTGCTGATGATGATCGTTTAGTTATTGTTGACACCTCTGCTGGTCTCACCAAAAACATTACGATGACTGAGTTTAAGAACGCTCTGGATACGGGATCAGGGTTCGTAAGGATCACTGGCGACACCATGACAGGCGATCTTGGGTTTGGCGACAACGATAAAGCCATCTTCGGCGCTGGGTCTGACCTGCAGATTTACCATAATTCAGCAAACAATAAGTCATACATTGAAGAAAGCGGCACGGGCAACCTTGTTATTCGTGGCAGTAATATTGATATTTTGTCTGGAAATGGTGAAGCGGCAATTAATGTTGCACAAGATGGCGCAGTAACACTTTACAATGACAATAATGCTAAACTCGCCACCACCGCCACAGGTATTGACGTAACTGGCACTGTCACGGCTGATGACATTCTTCTCAACACTGGTGGAAAATTCCGATCTAGTATTGATACAAGCAGCGTAGCATTATCTGGCGGTACAAACTCTAATGTAGGTGCAAACATCGTAGCTTATGGCTCTACGCATTCTTCTGCTGCAAACGATTTAATTATTAGACGCAGTGGTACAAAGTTTGCAGCATTTGATGGTGCTACAGGCGACATCTCCTTCTACGAGGACACAGGCACAACTGCCAAGTTCTTCTGGGATGCGAGTGCTGAATCGTTGGGCATTAACACATCCAGCCCTGCAACAAAACTTCACATTGCTGGCAGCAGTTCTGTTAGAAATACTATTGTTTCAAATGTCACTTTAGATGGGGGCGTTAGTGTAGTAAATCCTTATGACGGATTTGGCTTTGGTATTGATTTCATTGGCAGAGACTATGGTAATGCTGTAAGAAACTATGCTGGCATTTACACGGAAATGGAAAGTCAAAGCAGTTCTGCTGGCGGTGGAGACGCAGGATTTACAACAGGATTAAGTTTTTACACAAATGCTGGCGGAGCAAGCGATACTGATCCAGTAGAGCGT